GTGTAACGCGCTGACAAAGAATCATAGAGGTTGTCCTCAATAGCCTCTTCAGTCAGCGAGAAACCCAAAGCAATGGTTTCGTGGTTGTAACGAGCAGTCCATGCTTCCTGTGCATTGTCATAAGCGATGGCAGAACCCTCGTTTTTAACAGGTGCAGCAGAAAAACCAGACAGTTTGGTTTCTTCTTCAAATGAACGCTCAGAAGTTTCGGTGTCAAAGAGTTCTTTATGCTCTTCGCCGTATCGTTTGTACTCAATTCCAAACAATGCATTCAAACCGGGAAGCAGTTCTTTAAGTAGTTGTGCGCGTGAAATAGCCATGATTTAGCTCCTTAGATGCCAACGGCGTTGGAATAGGAATGCTGACCCGGATTGAACTTCACAAGGATGTCCGTAAACGCGTCACCAACCACAGAAATGCCAACCATATCGACAAACCCAACTACACGGAAAGCAGCAGCATTGGTTTGGCTGGAGGTGCTTACAGCAGAATTGGAATTACCGTTTTGGGTGGAGCCAGTGCTAGTGCTTTGGGCACTAGCGAAGAACACGTTTTCACCTAGTTTAGTTTGGGCCATAGAGCCGTTTGCTTGAACTTGGAAAACGCAGCGATCATCATCAATGACATACGCTGACACAACACCTGTCGTACCCGATGGGTAGTACTGAGCGTAAATAACTTGACCTTGCGTATTAATATAGGAGCAACCGACGAAAACGCCGACTGTACCTGATGGAAATGCGTTAGTCGAAGCATCTGCGCCAGTGGTGGTTACAACAGTGAGATAACCCGAAGAATTGGTAGCAACAACTTGTCCGTAGAAAATGTTACTAGCAAGACCCGCAGGGTTAATTAGGAATGTTCGGGTGCTTCCTGCATAAGGCAGGCCACCCAACTCATTCACGGCTTTTAGGCCGTAGGGAGAAGCAATTGAGGACATATAGTACTCCTTTATTTAATACCAGAACCAAATCCGCCGCCTTTAGTTGTAGATGATTTATTTTCCACAAACAAAGGCATACGCGGGTCATTATTACGCATGTAGTGATTGTCCACTGATGTCATCTGATTTACTGCTTGGTTGTTGTAATAGTCAGTGATGGCTTCGGCGCGTTCGGAAGGCATTTTGCAAAGCATAAGCCCTCCAATCTCGACATTTCCTGTCTTCTCATTACCAACTAGCATTAATTCAGGATGGTCTACTGCCTTAACAGGCTCCCAACCGTCGCGCATCTTTCGAGACACGTTAGTTGGTTCTGCCTGTCCTAGAATATGTGTCGCAACCCAGCGAAACTTATATCCCGGCTCAGGAGTAGGATCAGGTAGTGCGCTCGACGGCACATAAACATAGCGAGCAGTTTTTTCGCGTGAAGTAACGTCACGAGGTGTTTGATTTGTTGCCATTCTTAAGACTCCAATTTAGCTACTTGTTCTGCATACTGTTTAGGCGTTAGTCCAAACTTACGGGCTAACTGCTGCTGAGTAACAGTTAGTTGAATTTTACGTACCCCTGTAGAACGTGATGCCGGAGCAACCACATTCGAGGGTCGTTTAGGAGACTCAGAAGACTTCAATTTTTCTTCGTTTCCAAATACCTCGGGAAACTTAGACTTTATGCGGGTATTTATGTTATTAAAATACTCGTCCGAGCGCGGGTCTATACCCGTGTTAACTAGTTTTTGGTGCAGCCCTAGTGCATAGCTGGTAACTTCTTCAAACCCTGATGCTCCGAACCACTGGTTTTGTGCCTGCCAGCGCAGCGTTTTTTCGTCCGGTTCTACAGTTTGTGTAGCTTGTTGTCGTGTTTGTACATCATTTTCTTCTACTTGTAAAGCGGTTGGACGATATTCTTTTGCTCTTTCAAGCCCTTGTTTGGCATCAATTAAAGCTTCTTGGGCCGCAAGAATGGCATCTGAGTCAAAAGATTCTGTCGCTTCCTTGTACTTTTTACGGGCAAATTCCATTTCTCGCTCAGCCGCTGTTTTGGCTTGTTCCGCGTAATGTTGCGTGCCTGTATTGACAAACTGTTTAAGTTTTTTATTTTCGTCTAACAATTGTTGCGAAAACCGCTCCAATTCAACCTTTTCTCGCTGTGTAGCTTCTTTTACCCGACGTTCGTCGTGTCTGGCATGGGTTAGTTCTTTAATTCGCCCACGAACTTTATCGGAATACGATTCCAGTTCTTGATCTGAAGGATCAACTACTTCCCTACTTAAAGCGGCGCGGCCTCGGTCTTTTTCAGGAGTGTCGTCAACAATTTCAATCTCATCTACACCTTCAAGTTCAATTTGAATCTCTTCTTTTTGAGGTGGGTTTTCAATTTCATCGGGAAATTTAAATTCAGTGGTTGCCATCATTTACTCCTTTAAGCGCGGCTAATGCCACGGGGATCAGAAACTACCGCATCTACTTGATCATCATTGATTAAGCGAAATGAATTTTCGTAAATTTTAAAGCGTGTGCCTGAATAAGTGCGTACAAGCACAAAGTCACCTTCTTTACACCAAGGCCCAGCAGGAAACTTGGTTTTGTCTCCATACGCATCTGGCCCAATTTTAAGAACAAACAGTACCGTAGTCCCGTGTTCTTCCGCTTTCATAAAAGCGCCTGCTTTAACAATGTCAGAGTTTTCAAAAGTTTGTGCTATTTTAGGAACAGCGCAAAGTATTTTCCACCCAGTAGGAACAGGAAGCATGGTTGCTTTTTGTTCGTCAGAAGCATCTTCGTCAGGTTTTTCTATGGGTTGAATATTGTTTGGTAACAATATGCCGGGAGGTGAAATTATTTTACTCATTGGCTTTTTCTACTTTCTCTGCAAGGTTGTTGACATACTGCATTGCTAGCGCCAAACCCCGAATGACACCGCAAAGTTTTTGATACTCATCAAAATTTTTACACGCACCGCTTGCTAAATCCTCGGTGTAGTTTTTAATGTCCGCACGCATTTGCTCTTTGAGTATGCGCGTATATTCTTGAATCATGTGTTCACCTGATCTTTTTGTCCGTTCTTAATAGTGTCAATTGCCATACGGGCTGTAGCAATTTCTTCTTGTGAAGTTATCCGTTTGTCATCCATTGCCAACTTACCTGTTAGCGCATCTCTATCAAGAGCAATTTTGTCTGCCTGCGCCGCAGCATCAGCCATCATTTTCTTTTCTTTCAAATCAAGTTCTCGTTTTTGATTTGCTATATCTTGCTGTTGCAGTTGCAATACAGGGTCTTGCGCTTGCTGTTGAGCCTGCTGTTGTGCCGCTTGAGCCTGCGATTGCTGCAAAACTTGTTGCGCAGCTTGTGCCATCATTCCAGACAAAGCAAGTTCAACTTCTGGAGGCAATTTGGCATCTTCCGCAGGCAACGGCATACCTAATTGCTGTTCAATTTTGGCGCGATAAGCATAGCCAACGTGATCGGCAATATGTGCCATAAGCGCAGCTTGCATTTGCGCTGCTTTGGGGTTTTGCCCAATAAGCTGTTGTATTGTCGGATCTTGTACTATTGCCATATGGACTTTAATATGAGCCTCGTGGTCTTGATAAAAGAACGCCTTCATGGGTTCTAGCTTTAGTACGGCCATATTTTCCGTTACCGGGTCTTTTGGCTTTTGATCTTCCGGCAATGGGACGAGCTTGTCTGCGTTCTTAACGTTTAATACGTCCAGCATTGCTCGATGCAACTCTGGCATGTTGTAAATATCAGGAGCCATTTGCGCCATTTGTAGAACAGCTTGGTACTGGACTACACGTTGGCTCATTGTTGCCGCATTGGGATCACTGACAGGAATAATATCTACATCATCATAATCTGCACGTTTAGCAGTTGGTGCCCCATAATCAGGTTCGTAGTCGTAGTCATTTTCAGGCGAATAGTCTCGAATAATGTTGGCTAAAAGCCCCAGTTCTTGTTTTAAACTGTAGTGCACCCGGGCTTGAACTGCGGTCATTACTTTTAATTGGCGTTCTAACAGCGCCAATGTTGTTCCAACAGGCGCATTTGCGGACATATCAGAAACTTGCATATCCGCAGATGATGCAATTCGCCGTCCCTCTTCAACAATACCGTTTAGCAGTTGAAATAGTACGTTTGATGGTTCTTTATAGGGGAGGGGCAGGATGTTGTCACGTAAAGTACCTGATCCTATGTCCACATCTCGAAACTCGCCGGGAGAAATTGGCGTGTCATCCCCTTTAATACGAAGTCCGCGTGATTTCAACCCGCCGGGTAGATTAGATAAAGTTCCTGCGTCCACAAGTTGGCGCATGATTGACGTTGCTGACTTAGCAAACCCACCAATCAAGTGAAAAAGACCAAAACCATAAGCTCCAAAACCGGGAATGTACTGATAGTGTACAAAGTGCTGCCGTTTAAGGCGTAATTTGTCGTCTTCTTTCCAATTTCTGCGAATAGCAAGGATATCGTTTGTGCCTTTTATAATGGTAATTACGTAAGGAAGCGAAATTCCTGTTTCTTCACCTGCGTCATCTAAGTCTTCGTAGCCATTTAAATTTAAATCCGCATTACATTCGTACAGTGTGTACCTAGAGTCGTTTAAATCGTTAAAACCCGTCTCTTTGTCTTTGGCTTGCTGAATTGTTTCCTTAGATTGTGTTGGGTCTGGCAACTCCATGTCCCGATAAAACCCAAGTTTTTGCAATTTTAAAATTTCGTTTTTTGTTTTGCGCATTACGTGCGTAACACGGTGGCACGTAAAAATGTCTGAAGTGCCGTAAGGCAGTAACATGTCTTCGGCAGGAATAAAAGTAGACACTTGCCGATCTAAACTAGGATCAAAGTAGACTTTCTTGAAGGCGGAACCCGCCGCTGGAAGCGACCACAACATGCGCTCATGTTCTGGACGAAATTCTTTCATAACTTCTGTCAACTGATAGTTCATGTCCGCCTCAACACGAAAAGCCGATTCTTTCTTTTTGGGCGTTTCTTTGCCAATAATTTTTGTTCGCACTGGGCCTTGTGCAGGAAAAGTTTCGGTAATTGTTTCGCTCTGAAAGCGAATAACCGCTTCTGTAATCATAGGGTGAAACACGCCACACGCACCATCCCAAGGTTCCGTACGTTCTTCCATCTGTAAACCCAGCAGCTTTAACCCTTCGGTGTAAGCTTTTTCCCAATCTTTTCTTGAATTTTTATCGTTTTCAATATCTGCTACTAAATCGCCCACCATTTCAGTTAACGCACCCTCGTTCATCTCCTCAGCTAAATTGTTATTAAAGTCTTCGTCATCATCCCCCGGAAGGACGCTTATTTCCATATCTCCCGCATGAATGTTAACTTCTTCGGGGTCAACAATCTCAATTTCAATGGGTTCTCCTTCGTCTTGTGACATGCCAATCGGCTGTTGGAAAAACGATTT